GTTCGTGCCTTCTGCCGCTCGCGGCGAGGGTAGCGTCTCCCGGCGCACGAACGTCTTGCACTCCAGGATCGCCTGCATCGGGATGTGCGGGAGCGCGTGCTCGCGGATCGCCCGCTCCAGCCCGGAGATGATCAGCGGGCGAGTCTTGCCGGTGACCGGGAATCCGTACGTGATGTTCTGCTTGAAGTCGGGGCGGTCATCCTGGATGTGGCGATACAGCTTGGGATAGGGGCGGCGACCACGCTTGCCGTCACGGAGAGGTATGACAACAGCTTCCCCATAGCCGCCGCCCATCTCGATGGCGATTCTGGCCGTGTTGTACCAGCGCCCGAGGAAGTGAAGCTGCTCGGCGGCGAGGTCGGGGTCGATCTTCCCGTACAGCTCGGCGACGAGGTTCATGTTCGACAGGTCGATCACATAGGCGCAGGTGAAGTCGAGGCCGCGCCCGGTGGCGATGTCGGCGTAGACGGCGTACTCCCTGGTCTTGTCCGGCTTGTCGTACACCGCGATCCAACCGCTCGACCGTGGGCTGATCTCGGCCTTCGCTCCGCCCGCATCGGGAACGAAGTTGAAGCGGAACTCAGGCTCGCGCAACCTCTCCGCGTACCAGGCCAAGGCGTCGGTGGAGAACCAGCACCCCGACGTGCCCAGGAACGCCTCGGCGGCGTTCAGCGGGTATTGCTCGGACATGTCCGCCACGCTCAGGCGCTTCCGCATCCGCTTGAACCAAGCCTCGTCCCGTCCGGGGTGGAGGTCGGCACCGAGGAAGCGGGTGTCGATCTCCCTGTCCTCGGCGGACATCCACAGCGAGTAGAACTCGTTGCCGTACCCGTTCGCTGTCGAGACAACGATGATCTGCCCGCCGTCAGCGATGGTCGGGATAAACGCCTTCCACGACGCCTCCGCGTACTGGTGGCGGGCGAACTCGTCCAGGAAGGCAACAGCCGCCGTCTCGCCGTGCCCGGCCTTCGGGGTGGACGGCATGGCGATCAGGGCTGAGACCTCGCCGTCCGGGTGCTCCCACTCGATCCTGGTGGAGGGGCGGTACTTGACCGGCTTGATCACCTTCGCGTCGAAGCGCAGATGCGCGGGCAGGTTCTCCCACAGATCCCAGGCACGGTTGACCAGCTTCGACGCCTCCAGCTCGTTGATCGACACGCACAGCGTCCTCGTCCCCGGCATCGTCAGGCACTTCCACAGGCAGTAGCCGATCCCCAGCCAGGAGACGCCAAGCTGGCGCGCCTTCAGGCGGACGATCACCTGGCTGCCCCGGTACGACTCCAGCTCGTCCCGCTGCCACTCCCAGCCCCCGTCGAAGTGGAAGAAGAACTCCTCGCCCGTTTTCGGGTCGATGGCCTTCGTGTGCCGAAGCAGCTCAGTCGGGTGCGCGCGAGCGGCCTTCGCCTCCTGAACCAGCTCGCGGAGCCGATCCCGGACTTGCTCCTGGAGATCGACCGCTACAGCCACGCGGTGAAGCCTAGGTGATCGTCGCGCGGGCCATGCCCGTCGCGGCAGCATCAGCAGAGTCAGTGGCGGTGAAGTCGGTCACGCCGGTTGCAGCCAGGGCCGCGTCGTCGGCGTTCGATCCGAGGGCGAACACCTTGGAGTAGGCACCCTGCACGACCGTCACCGTCTCGTTGCCAAGGCGGATCGCCGGGTAGCCCTGCACCCAGGCGTGCAGCGTGACCGTCCCGTCCATGACGTGAATCGGGAGGATCCCCCGCTTGACGAGCGCCTGGATCGCGTCCTGGCGACCCTTGAAGGCTACGTCGAACGCCGCGTTCGGCGTGTACTTCCCACGCAGCTTGCGCGATTGCGCGGAGATCCTCCGCAGGTACTCGGTACGCCGGTCGGTGGCGGTGAACGTTCCCCCACCAGGCAGGTTGTAGGTGGTGGCCTGTCCTGGGAGGCGGGTGATGAGTGAGTTCGGCATGGCTCCTCCTATGGTTCCACGACAATCGGCTGTTGCATCGCTAGCTGCCCGTACTTCTGCTGGTAGTGGAATTGGCAGAGCGAATCGGCGGATACGTCCCTGCCCTTGGCGAACTCCGCGATCCGGGCAGGGGATAGGTAGGTGTTGAGGATCACCGGCTCGTCAAGCGAACCGGGGAAGGCTTCGTTCGCAACCGGGCCGTTGTGCGTGGCCCCGATCCGAACCGTCCCCGCCCCGTTCGGGCAGGTGAAGTTCGTGACTGCCCCGCCAACATCGGCTCCATCTACATACAGCTTGGTAGTGGTCGCCCCGTTCTTCGCAACGGCGTAGTGATGCCAGAGGGCGTCTACTGCCAGGCCGGTCGCGGTCACGACGGTGCCGAGGGCATAGAGGGTGAGGAAGAAGTTGGCGCTGGCTGGGTTGATTCGCACCAGATAAGCCCCACCCCGAGAGAGCAGCCCGCAGGCGCGGCCAGGAGGAGAAGGCGAGAGCCGCGCCCAGACCATCAGCGTGAACACGTCCCCGACGAACGGGAAGCCCGCAGCGGTCTCGATGTACTGCGCCACCCCGTCGAGCAGAACTGCCGAGCCTCCCTGCGCTCCCGGAGAAATCGGGGTCGGGCTGCCGATGTAGCTCGCGTTGTTCGCGCCGAGCGCGTCGGAAGCGACCACCCCGCCCGCATCGTCCAGCCGATACCAAGCCTGAGCGCCCTCGGCAACAGTCGGAATGGCGGGGCCAGAGCGGAGCAGCGCCTTCTTCGCGCACGGGTTGTTGTTGATCGCGTCCGTCCAGGGGTACTGGACATCGGTGATCCCGCGAGGGGGCGCAGCGCAGGTCACGGCTCTTGCACGAGGGGTGGGATCAGCGCGCTCTGCCCGTACTGCATCGCGTAGTGGTACTGGCAGAGGTTCTGCGCGGACACGTCCACGCCGCCGACCGACATCAGCTTCTTCGCACCGCAGATCCCGGTCTGCGCCGACATTGGTGCGACCTCGGCAAGCTGTTCGGCTTCTGGTTCGGACATGACTCCTCCTATTGGAGCAGGGCGAGGATCGGGGCGCTCGTGATCGGGCCTGACGCCGCTGCGCTGGCAGCGAGTGGGAAGTTGGCGCTGTTGAACGACTGCTCGATCTGCGGTACGGACGACCCGAACACCGTCGAGAGAAATGGGTTGGCGTTCGTTGCCGCGAGGCCCGCAGCAGACCCGCCAAGCGCCCCACAGGCGATGGCGATGTAGTAGACCTGACCCGCAACCAGCGCAGCAGGGGCCAAGAGGTTGAGGGTCTTTAGCCCCGTCGAGTTCAGCCTGCCCGTGGTCGATCCCGACGATCCCAGCAGGTTGAGCACAGTCCCGCTGAGAGAATAAATGCCGACATCGCAGGCGTCGTCCGCTGTTGCCGCATTGGTAACAAAGAAGGCCATTTTCGTGATGGTCATGGAGCGCGGGCAGGGTAGGCGGCTGAGCCACGAACGCTGGGCCACGAGAACGGTGCTGGTCTGTCCGCAGAACGGCGCTCCGGGCGGAACCCAGAGACCGGGCTGGAGGCCGTCGATGCCGGGGGTAGGCATTACTGCATCAGCGCCATGATCGGAATACCCGCCAGATCCCCTGTGATCGCAGCCAGCGTCGCGGGCAGGGGGAACACACCGATGGCCCCAGGCGTCTCACGCTGCCCAACCAGCGCACCAAACCCCAGGCTGAGGTTGAAGCTCGCCATAGACAACATCGCTACCTGGGCAGCGGTGCCACCAAGCGGCCCGGATCCGAACGCGGCGTAGTACACCTGACCCGCCACGACAGCGACAGGAGCCAGGAGGTTGACTGTCTTTACCCCGGTCGAGTTGAGCCTGCCCGTGGTCGAACCAGACGAGCCAAGCTTGTTCCCCGCAGCGTCGTAGATCCCCACATCACAGGGGTCGTCGGCTGTCGCCGCTGCCGTGACCGAGAAGCCAATCTTCGAGATCGTCTGCGAGACCGGGCAGACGACCCGGCAGAAGTAGCAGCGGCTCCCGGCCAACCCCGACGCAAGTTGGGAGGCGTACGGGCCGAGCGCGGGTGCCCAGAAACCGGCCTGGCCCATATCAGCACCAGGAGAAGATC